CAAACCACCAGCACCCGAAGCCACCGTCTGGCCTCGACAAAATGGCCCGACTTCAACTCCGGCACTGGCGGTCAGGCCGAGTATGCACTAACATTAAATCCGGATCACCCCATGGGGGCAGACCACTTTGGCAATGAAGATTACAATCAGATCTATATCTATGATTGGGCGCTGAGCCGGTGGACAAAAGCCGATATTAAAGCCTCCATGCTGATGTCAGCTGCAACGCTTGGTTATACGCTGGAAGGGCTGGATGCGGTATCATCTTCGATTGACGCGCTGCCTTATTCGCTTGATGCCCGCTCATGGCAGGGTGGTTCGCCGGTCTTGGCGGTGTTTACACCAGAAGGGGCGCTTGGCTTCATTAACGGTCAGACACAAGAAACGGTACTGACCACGCAGGAGATAGGCGACACGTCAGGCGGCGTTACCCGTATTCATGAAGTCTATCTGATTGCAGAGCCGACACGCTTCCGAGGCCTGATGGCGCATGATGTTGCCGATAAATACCCGGATGCGGTTGTGCTGGAAGATGACGGCTATCTGGCGGTCAATTATGGCGCTCTCGGCATCAATATGGAGGTGGTAGCAGATGTTTAATGCTTTGAAGGGGGCGAGCAGCGCCATGAATACCATTGCGCAGCCAACAGCTGCGGCCACAGGTGCCGCAACAAGCGGAGGCTTGTTCGGAGGTCTGAGTGATAAGCTGGAAGAGTTCCAGCAAGCAATTGCAGGTACACCGGAAAACCGTAATATGTTCTCTCAAGCCTTGCAGGATATGAGCGGTGGTAAACTCGGCAAATATCGCTCGGAAATGAGCGATGCGGAAAAGAGCCGTCAGGATTTGCTTACTCAAATCGGACAGAACCAACCAAAACCACAATTCTCGCCGGTGCAGATGGCAAGCGGTCAGCAGGGTAATCCTCTCACGGCATACATCGCCCAGATCATGGGGAAAGGCGGGCAGCTATGACAGCAGAGCTTCGAGCGTATAATCCGTCGTGGAAAGACCGGCTCGCCAGTGCTTTACTCGGAGATAGTAAGGCGGGGACGCTTTTCATAAGAAGTTCTATTCTGACGTACCGCAGGCTGATTTTTACTCAAAAATTGGATTTGGTCAGAACCAGCCGCAAGCACCACAGCCGCAGGCTGATGATCCGCGTGTTCATGTCGATGGATGGTCTGCGTCTGTTACGGCGAAAACACAGTCTGAGACTGCACGTGATCAGTCAGTCGTAGCCAAGACCCAGTCAGAGGACGCAAAGACAGCATCAGAAACGGCGCGTGATCAGTCTGTAACTGCGAAGAACCAGTCAGATGCAGCACGTGATCAATCCGTTACAGCAAAAAATCAATCTGTTACAGCAAGTGAGAGCTCTGGGCGTAGTGCAGTAGCGGCAGCAGCCAGTGAAAATAATGCGGCTGCATCTGCGGAGGCGGCTTCCGGTCACGCTTCGTCCGCGAATACCAGCAAGAACCAAGCCGCGACAAGTGCAACGACCTCTACAAATGAAGCAGATCGCGCAAAAACAGAGGCTGACCGTGCAGCAGCAGCAGCGGGGGGCCTTATCAGTGCCGTTCAGTTTGTTCCACAAACATTGACGGTGGCGCAGCAGACACAAGCCCGCAATAATATTGGTGTGCAGCCTGTCAATTCGGCGAGCGTAGGGGCTGCTATTGCAACGCCAACACCAAGCGAAACAATCGCAGATGGTGATAGACTTTCTGGCCTTGACCCAACAGGAACAGGGCTAAAGCTGTTCCGCTTCAGTGCGGTTAAAACTTGGATACAAAGCTGGTTAACAAAAGCAATGGTCGGCCTTGGCAACGTCGCCAACAAGTCCGAAGCACAAATGGTTGAGAGCGGAGCAATTGCCGATGCTTTGGAGGGAAAGCTACCATCAAACGCACAGGCCGCAGACAGCGCAAGGCTTGGCAATAAAACGGCAGTGCAGTGGCAGACTGAGGTTGATGCCTTAAAAAACCAGTTCTTTGGGAATGGTCAAGTTTGGCAGTCTGTTAGCCGCCCTGCTAATACTGTTTTCCAAAACACAACAGGTAGGACGATTTTCATTACTGTCAACATTTCAAGCGGCTACGGAACTTTTCAGATGTCGCCGGATAATGTGAATTGGGCAACTGCTTCAGAGATTGGTGGTGGCAGTATGTGGGTAATGGGCATGCCAATCCCTAACGGCTATTACTACAAAACTGGCACCGGCGGCACATACAGGGAGCTTCGTTAAAATGGAAAAAGGTTTTTATCATCCCGATCTTGGCTACTGGCAAGCCGTAGGTGGCGATCCAAAAATAGAGGATTATCGCACTGGTACTATAGAAGTTCCGTTAAAGCCAAGCGAAAACCACCACTGGCAAAATGGTGAGTGGGTTTATGTGGAGCCTGAACCAGAACCGGAAGCCGTGATCTCTATTTCGGCTGTTACATTCTGGGAGCGCACAACAGAGGCAGAAGGGGCGGCTATTGAGGCCATGCTCAATCAGCAGCCATTTCGTGTTCGACAGATTTTCATGACTGCTCAATCGTACCGGTCGGATCATGAGCTTTGGCCGCTGTTACAATCCGCAGCTATTGGATTGTTTGGTGAAGAGCGTGCCGCAGAGCTGCTCGCTCAGCCATAATTTCTAAGTTCTAAACTGACCATTCGCACCGCCCTCGAGGCGGTTATTTACATTGAAAATGAATGATAGGCACGCTTCTGCGTGCCTTTTTTATTGCTTAGCGGGGAACCCGCTTCAACAGGAGAGAAGGAATGAGCGATCCAGTTTTCGGTCTATCGATTACACAAGTCGAGAACGAACCGCGCCCAGCGATTGTGACAAATATGTCAGTAATTGGTCTAGTCTTTACCGCACCCGCCGCTGATGCGACGGAGTTCCCAATCAATAAACCGGTACTCTTTTATTCATCAGACGAGCAAAAGCTAGCAAAGATGGGAAAGACCGGCACGGGTTATAATGCCGTTAATCTCATTAACCAGCAGCTCGGTCAGTTTCAGGCGGCAGCGACAATCGTCGGCGTTCGCGTCGAACAAGGCGCTGATGTTGATGCGACTATCGTCAACCTGCTCGGCTCTATCAATGACCGTACCGGTATGTATGCACTCCTCGACGCAGGCTCCGAACTTGGCATTACCCCTCGCCTGATCTGCGTTCCCGGCTATACCTCACAGGTCGCATCCGGTGCTGATGCAAACGCGATTATTGCTGGTCTTCCGACGCTGCTTGATCGCCTGCTCGCGGTGTCAGTGGTTGACGGCCCCGCAACAGATGAAGCCGCAGCAAACTCATGGCGAACTACAATCCAGTCAAAGCGGATTATCCCTGTCGACGTAGCAGTAAAAATTCTGGATGAAGCTGGTGACGTGGCCACTATGCCTGCATCCCCTGCGATCATTGGTATCGCAGTTCGTCGCGATCACGAGTTTCAGGGGCGCCCTTTCCACTCATGGGCGAACCAACCTGTTTATGGGATCGTCGGCCCGTCCCGTCCGATTGAGTTTTCGATCCTTGACGGTGCAACAGAGGGGCAGCAGCTCCTATCGAAAAATATCGGTATTATCGTTCGTGGAGAAAGCTCCGACGGCGCGATTGCGGACGGAGGCTTTGTCTATGTTGGCACCGATACTTGCTCAGAGGATACACTCTGGCAGTTTTACAATCAGGTGCGCGGCCGTGACTACATTCACCTGATGTTTATCAAGACGCTCCGCTTCTTCCTTGGCCGTCGAAATATCGACCGTGGAACAATCGAAGATATTCTCGCTACAATGAAAGGCGGGCTTCGCGATATTCAGGCTGCTGGCGACCTCCTTGGCTTCCGAGTGAACTTTACGCGCGCTGCCAATAGTCCGGAACAGCTCCGCCTCGGCCGCTTTACCGTCGCCTTTCAGGCGGAGGAACCGCCAGTCCTGCGTTACATCGGCATCCAGTCTGCACGCTATCGCCCTGCTCTCGATGCGCTGCTCGATGATCTGCTGACCAGCCTCGACGCTTAATCAGGTTCGTGCGGAGGCTCTACGCCTCCGTTAACGCTTCTCGATTTTAAGGAAAAATCGTCATGTCAAATATTTACATCATGGAAGCCGCGAACCTTTTCGTCGGTGACCACGATCCGAAAAACTCGAAGTTTCTGACACTGGAAGAATTGAAGCTCCCGGACTTGCAGGAAACGCTTGTCGATCACAATCCGGGCGGCGGTAAGGTAGCGGTTGAGTTTGGTGTCGGCGTTGAAAAGCTCGAGCCGACATTCAAGCTCAAAGGATGGGACATGCCACTCCTGCGGAGCTTTGGCCTCGGGAGCACTACCCGCAAGAACTTCACCGCTTACGGCGTCGTTCGCGACAAAAAGAGCGGCAAGGCACTTGAGGCTAAGGCGATTATTGAGGGCCGCCTCTCCCGCGTCGCACCGGACGCTTTTACACGCGGTGAAACGATGGGGCATGAGTACGCCATTAACGAGGTTCTGCACTATGAACTTTTCTTTGATGGTGCGGAAGAACTCTATTGGGATTTCTTCACGAACACGCTCCGCCTCGGCGGTGTCGACCCTGATCCAGACTTCAATAACATTCTCCGCATCAGCAACGGCGGATAATCGCCGGTAGTTAGATAAGCCCGTCAATGAGGCGGGCATTTTTCAGGGAAATAAAATGAATAAGCACGAACTTAAGTACCCGATCACGGTCAATGGCGCGACAATATCCTCGGTAACAATCCGTCGCCCTAAAGGCGGCGATATGGTCGTCATTGGCGATCAGGTCGCGGAACTTATGAAGTTCTACACGGCTAACGCGAAGGCTGCACAAGAAATCGCCGTTGCAGATGCCGCAGCAAAACTGGCCGGTACGGAAGCTGACTTTGAAGCTATCGCGGCAAAAATGACCCCGCCCACAAGCAAAGTATTCTCCGCAATGATCGACATTGCAGCATGTCTGGCAGGTCTTGGCGATGGTGCCGCAGAGCTTGACGTTACCGACCTTCAAGACATTGCGGGGAAGGCTCTCAACACGGGGGAAGTGTCGGGGCGTGGGACGGAGCAGACTGGCGACGAGTAATCGCTCTTGCAGCCTCAAGCACAAACACGTCCCTAAATTTTTTCCTCGATCTGCCAGTCAACGAATTGATCGACTGGTTAGAAACAGCATCGAAAATCCCGCAGAGGCGTATCTAAATGGCAAACCTTACCTCGATCCTTACCGTTCGTTTAATTGATGCCGTTACAGCACCGGCTCGTGCCGCTGCTAATTCTATCCGTGGTATCGGCACGGCCGTCGACAGCACAAACAAGCGTCGCCTCGCAATTGGCGGGGCAATTAACACGATGGTGACGGATGTTGGTAAAGCCTCAGATCGCCTACGCCGGAATGTAAACACTATGACCAGTGGGCTTTCAATGCCCACTGGCTTCCTGACTTTCTTTGGCGCTCGTGCAGTGTACGACTTCGAGAAAACCTCGAACGCTTTACAAGCGGTGACCGACACAACTGACGGTCAACGCAAAGCGATCCAGAATTATGCAAAAGAGCTAAACGAGCTTTTCCCTGCTACCAACTCTGAGATTATGAAAGGCGCATACGAACTCGGCCGCGCAGGTTTCAAGTATGAACAGATTATGGGTTCCATGAAAGGAATGCTTAATCTCGCGCTAGCCGGTGACATTGCGATTAAGGAGAGCGCGGATATCGCGACTAATATCCTTACCGCGATGCGCCTGCCAATGAAAACGACTGAGCAGGCAGCAAGCAGCCTTATGCGCGTGAATGACGCTCTGGCTTATTCAGCATCAAACTCTAATACCGACGTTCGCATGATGGGCGAAACCTTCAAGTACGTCGGCCCTATGGCTGCGGCTGCGGGTATGTCAATTGAGGAAGTCGCGGCCGCCTCGATGGTCATGGCTCGAAACGGCATCCGTGCGAGCGAGGCCGGTGTAGCGATGCGATCCGCACTCGTCCGTATGGTTCGCCCAACAAAACCAATGCTCGCCGCTCTCGAGCGCATGAATGTCAATGTAAATGACTTCGTCAAAGGCGGAAGGCAGATCAGCGCTCAAGATATTGTTTCCTCTCTGGCCGTGGATGGTATCGACTCAACCACATATGCGAAACAGATCGAGCAGGTTCTTAACGACCCCTCGCTCAACAATTCTCTGAGCAAGCTCACTGAAAAATTGACGAATGTCATAGGTGGGGACGGCTCCGTTATGGATAAGTCAAAGCTGGCTGAAACCATTACAGAGGCTTTGACGGCAGCAGGGTCAGAGGTAGATTTCTTCGGCTTTATCCGAGCCCTTCGTGAGAAAGGCGCTGACCTCGGTGAGGTCGCCCGCATCTTTGATGCCCGTCAAGGTTCACGTTTGATCACGCTTCTCGCTGGCGATCTCGACAAAGCTCTTTCCGACGTCGAGGGCGGGTCAAAAGGTGCAACCGACCGCATGGCTAAAACCATGATGAAAGGTATTGTCGGGGATTGGGCAGAATTTGAGGCTTCGTTCGAAAACTTGTTTGTCTCGATTGCTGAAAGCGGCGTCCTTAAAACTGCCTCGGAAGCATTCAAAATGGCGGCTGATGCTCTTAAATCCCTTTCTGAAAGCAATCCTAAATTGCTAGAGTTCGGGACTTATGCCCTGTTAATCGCGGCTGCAATCGGCCCCATTGCTCTGATTGGCAGTGGTGTTATTGCGTTCTTTACCTCACTTGTCGCGCTCATGATGCTCGTCACCAAACTCGGTAAAGGTGCGCTCAGTGTCGCGGCTGCATCTATGGGGGTAACAGGGGCAGCCGCCGCAGGCGGTGCGGCAACGACCGCAGCAACAGCAGCCGGAGCGACCGCAGCCGGAGCGACCGCAGCCGGTGCAACAACAAAAGGGAGTTTATTCTCCAAGCTGATGCGTGGCGCTGGCGTTGCCACTGCTGCGCTAACAACAGCGGAGCTTCTTTCGTGGATTGACCCAGAGGGTAATCTGTGGGGGCTAACGAGCGGCATTGACGCATGGGTTCAGAAAAAAACCGGAACTAATCCGTCAAACATTGGTGGCGGCGAGATCGACAAAGAGGCAGCTCTTGCCGACGTTCTCGCGAGGCAAGCCGCTGTCGATGCGCGGCTAATGCAAATCGACCAGTCTATGCACCCCGCAATGCAGAACATGGCGAACCCTGAGCGGGACGCTTTGCTCATGCAGCGCAATATCCTTGATGCCGATGCGAAAGCACTGGCACCGACTGGCGATAGCGCTGCGGGAGCGGCTGCGGCCGACGCGACGATGGGTGGCTTTAATCAGGCTATGGCTCAACAAATCGCAGCAGCAAAGTTGCAAATCCAGCAATTTATGTCCGAAGCAACAGCCATGATGCAGACGACTATCACACCGACGATCCGACCTCGTCTTGATATGTCTGCGGTGTCCGGCGTCCATGCTGATACAGGAGTTGAATAATGCTTATGGTCTTCGGAGCCTTAAAATTCGAGGTCTGGCCGTTTAACCCTGTGGGGACAAGCAGCGAGAGCGGCGGCGAGTACGTTGAAAAACCTGTTATGGGACGCCGCCCTCCGCTCGAATTTGTTGGAGAAACGACTGAAAATTTTACGATCTCGGTAAAGCTGTTTCCCGCCAAACTCGGCGGCCTCGGATCGCTTGAAAAACTTCATGCGATCCGTAGGAGCGGTATTCCGCAATATCTTATGCGTGGTGACGGTGTCCCTCTTGGTTGGTTTGTCGTGACGAACGTCGGGGCTGAAAGCTCATATCTTGATGCGAAAGGCGTTGGGCAAGTGATTGAGTTTGATATCTCCCTCCGGCGCGGTGACGCACCGCAGGACGCCGATTTCTTTGCAACAATGATAGGTATGCTCGAATGACTTACAGCGGCAACACGGAAACCGTCGTCGTCAAGGGCGAAGCTATAACGCTTTCACTGCTTGTTTGGCGTCGGTTCAAAAAGCAAAGTACGGGGTTCGTCGAGCGTGTCCTCGATATGAACCCCGGCCTTGCTGACCTCGGCCCAATCATCCCTGTCGGTACTTCCATTGTTTTTCCGATTGACGCTCCTGAATTGAAAAAGAAGGAGCGAAATATCGTCCATTTATGGGATTAACCTATGCTTGCAACGGTTCGCAAAACGGAATGCGTCGTCACGGTTGACGGGCAGGATATATCGAGCGCGCTACTCGCCCGCCTTATCAATTTGAGCATTACCGACAAGGCGGGAGTTTCAAGCGATACCGTCCGGATCGAGCTTGATGACGGCGACGGGGTTATCCTCCTGCCGAGTGAGGGCGCGACGATCAATATTTTGCTCGGATCGAATGGCACAGACCCCGCCGTTGTGTTCCGTGGCGTTGTCGATGAAGTTCGATCAGCAGGTTCGCGCTCAGGCGGTCGGACGCTCTCGATTTCCGGCAAGGGCTTCGACGCGCAGGGCAAGGCGAAGCAACAGCAGCAAAAGCATTGGGACGGTAAAAAGCTCGGCGAAGTGTTCGCCGAAGCTGCAAAGCTCGGCGGCGTCGAGAAAGTTCGGGTCGATGATGACCTGAAAGATATCGTCCGCCCATATTGGGCAATGCAAGGCGAGAGCTTCCTCCACTTCGGCGAACGCATCGCCCGCGAGATTGGAGCGACGTTTAAAATATCAAATGACGTCGCAATTCTTGCAAAGCGCAACGGCGGACGTTCCGCAAGCGGCCAGCCCCTTGCCATTGTTCAAGCGGCCTATGGCGACAACCTGATCTCATGGGACATTGCGCCGGTAACAGGGCGGCCTCGGTACTCAAAGGCTAAAACTCGGTACTACGACAAAAAATTAGGAACGTGGAAAACCGAGGACGTCGAGATCGAGGACGATAATGCCGATGCCGAATTTACGAGCCGGTATCCGGCCGGTGATGCCGACGAGGCAAAGCGGAACTCTGAAAGCCGCAAGGCAGACAGCGAACGAGGTAAAGGCGAAGGCTCTATCACGATTGACGGTAATTCAGACGCGCAGCCGGAGGGAACTGTCGTTCTTTCTGGTTCCCGTCCCGGCATTGATGGGACATACCGCATTGATACAGTTCAACATGATTTCTCCCGCTCAACTGGATGGGTAACGCGTCTTGATATAAAGCAACCTCATGGCAATGCAGGCAAAGACAGCCGCAAGAAAACAAATAAGAGCCGTAATAAGGCGTAAATCATTCAAGTTGGTCAAAAAAGCCGACAAAGACTTTTTATGGGAAAATCACAAATGGATAATAACGTGCCAACCATCGCGGCGATCCTGCTTGAATTCGGTAGTAGGATTGAAGCCAAGAAGGCATTAATTTTTATAGCTTTACTCCACAGTGAGCAACGATGAAACCCTGAAATATGGACTAGCCCTACGAAAACAAATTCGCTAACCGAACAGCTATAGGTATTTTGTTAAACTACATCAGAAAGCCCGAACATTGAGGTGCTCGGGCTTAATTGCAGATTTGTTATGCTGATAATTGGCCGTTATTGGCTGATGTTTTGTTCATCCATGGCATGGGTACTTTGGGCTCGTCAAGAATGCCACGCTTGCGGGCAAAGCCTTTGATTGCATTTCGTGCAACTTCTAACGGTTTAACACCGTCATGCGCATCACAACATGCCTTCCAAGCAGTGTCATATATCAAGTCACGATCATCTTCTGGCCATTCATGCAAAAAGATCAGCGCATCATGAATGTTGGCAATTTCTAAAGTCAAATAAGTCCCGCACTTAACGAACACGGGCTTGTCAAACAAACGGTCGCTCACAGAAGCCTCCATAATCCGAACGATGTGTGTTGGTGTGACAATCCCGATTTAGTATGTGAAAAGGCTATTTCAAGAGCTGAGCGAATTGATAAATTAAGACGATATATCTTACCTCTGCCTCATCATTATTTTATTCGGCAATGGAACTTTGCTTTTATTCTTTTGTTCTGTCAGTGGGAGGGAGTGCTATGGATAGCCAAGATTATGCGTTGGCCTACTATTTGATAGTGCCAATCTTAGGTGTATCAATCGTCATGTTGGTCTTTTCTATGTGGCAAATGCGAAAAACGTGCTGGCGTGACAAGCATAAAAAATGATCCTGCCATGATGATACGGAACTTTCTTAGCTGAATCCTCTTACTTTAGAGGAGGTAAGGTATGAAAGTTTATGAATATATGTCCATTTACAACGGCTCGATTGTCTTAATTACGATTGCGGTTGTAATGCTAGTCTTTCTAGCCTGGCAATTCCGCAGGCGAAGAAATCGCAACAGAAAACAATGAGAATTCGATGAGACCCCGCTAAAGCGGGGTTTTTTGTATCTATAGGAAACATCATGAATATGAACCTTGGCGATACCCGCCTCTTGATTGAGGCGGGGCGAGAGCGCGGACTATTGCGCAATCAAATGGCTTATGTGCTGGCGACTGCTTATCATGAAACGGCGCACATTATGAAGCCTGTGCGGGAGATAGGCGGTGAAAAATATCTTCGCTCGAAAAAATATTACCCTCATGTTGGTATGGGGTATGTTCAGCTGACATGGAAAGAAAACTATGAGCGGGCTGCACGAGAGCTTTGCCGAAAAGCCAGTGAGCGGATGTGTGTTGATTTCGTAGGCAATCCTCAGCTTTTGTTAAAGCCGGAATACGCTGCGCCAATCCTCATCATTGGTATGCAAGAAGGCTGGTTCACGGGTAAGAAACTTTCCGATTACATCACCTTGCAAAAGTCTGACTTCCGTAATGCTCGACGCATTGTCAATCTGACGGATAAGGCCGATCTGATTGCAAGCTATGCCCGTGCGTATGACAAGCTGTTACTTGCTGAAGGTTATGGCGTTGAACAGGTTATCGAAGCGCCGGTCAATGATGTGTTGCCGGTACCCGAAAACACCGAGCCAGTCGGTAAGTCCAAACGTTTCTGGACGTGGCTGACGGCTGCGGCTTTACCTGCGCTTGGTCTGCTGGATTGGCGCGTACAATTGGTTTCTGTGGTCATTGTCGGCGGTATTGCGGGCTATGCAATTTATTCCATGCCGCCGGTCAAAGCCAAGATTGCAAAACTGATTGAGGCGCTCTGATGAGGCTGACACTTCAACACATCATTGGCGCGATAATCGGAGGGGCAGTTTCAGGCCTCTTTTTTTATGCGCTCGGGGCTCATGACAGCAAGCAGCAGGCGGCATTGAAAGCCGCTCAAGCTGTGACACAAGCAATCCAAAACAGGGCAGGGATTAATGAGAGAATCGACAATATGGATAGCGTTGCTCTGTGTATTGAGCTTGGCGGGGTGCGCGACCAGTGCGAGCAATTGCGCAGGCTGGCAGAAGATCAGCGTTAAGCCGGAAACAGCGGTCTATCTGGCCGGTAACGACCAGAGCGCAGGCAAGGGTGTTGCCGGTCATAATGCGTATGGGAAAAAGGCGGGGTGCTGGTGATGGGGGAGGATATCAAGTGGTTAATTGGGATATCAGCCTCAATGGCAGCCTCATTCATCATTGCACTGATCGCTTCATTTCGATCACTCGCCGCTTCTATCAAGACCGGTGATGACGCATTGCATGAGCGGATCAATCGAACGCGAGACGATTATGTCCGCCGTGTGGACCTTGATGGACACATTAATCAACTACGCGACGGCATGAAAGAATTGAAGGAGGAGTCTCGTGAAAGTGCTAAAGAAACAAATAAAAGATTGGATCAAGTGTTAGCTGCTTTGGCTCAAGATAGAAAATAATTTGTCGCCTGATTCATTGAGGCTGCGCCTAAGTGATGTGCCCTAATCAACTGATTTTTTAAAATTACCGGAACCCATTGTGATCTTGCGCATTATTCATCTGCAGTAAGCAACAGCAGGAGTAATATGTACCATGTTGTTAAATAAGAAAAGTGAGGTCATGTAATAGAAAGTATCGAAATGGATAAAATACCAAGAAATCGTAATAGTAGTTCAAAAATTGAGATTAGAGTGACAAAAAACATAGAGGATAAATTAAAGTCACTCTATGATTTTCTAAAAGAGGAAGAAATACCTGATAAATTTATGGTTTTAGTGAGCGAATTAGAGAGAACCGAGAAATCTAAATAAAAAGAACGCATATAAAATGGAGGTTGCAGGCGATGGGAAAAGCTATGTCGGAATTTAGAGAGTGTCTCATAGAAGCACTACCAAGTTTACGTGCTTTTGCGAAATCCCTAGCAAAAAACCCTGATACAGCCGACGACTTAGTTCAAGATACAATTTTAAAAGCATGGGCAAAACAAAGCTCATTTGAAATTGGAACGAACATGCATGGTTGGCTTTTTACTATTCTTCGTAATGAGTTTTATAGTCTTATGCGTAAAAGTGGCCGTGAGATAGGGGACGGTGATGGTATATTAAGTAACAACGTCGCGGTTCATCCGGCTCAATATGGATCGCTTTACCTTCAAGATTTTCGTGAGGCGCTTAATCAGCTGCCAGATGATCAGAGGGAAGCTATTATTTTAGTTGGGGCGTCAGGTTTTTCTTATGAAGAAGCCGCCAATATTTGTAACTGTGCGGTTGGCACAATTAAAAGCCGTGTATCGCGAGCAAGGGCACACCTTCAAATGCTTCTTGATGTAGAAAGTACTCACCATTTTGGTCCTGATCTATCGTCAGCACATGTCACCCTACGCAGTTTTGCATAA